ATTTCTTTTAATTTATTTTCTAGCTCAGTAATACGGCGCTGTTGATCGGCGGCAAGTTCGGTCAATCGGTGGTGCTTGCCTTTCAGCTTGTTGTATTTGTCCATTTACGGGTAAACCTCTTGTTTATATTTCAGATTGGATAGTACATCTTTTTTGAAAGCTCTCGACCCTATCAGGTATAAATAACGGTGCTTTCTTGCTCTTGGAGCTAGATAAAAATCATCTCCATATTTGTCACGCATGGCTTGCGCGCGGTTTTTTACGCCTCTAAATTCATCTGCAATCGTTTGCCCGTGCAAATGCTCCCTTCCTTTTACCTTCCAATCTGTACGCTTTGCACTTAGGCCGCAATAGATGAAATTGCAAGCTTGGTACACGATACCTTTATGCCCTTGACTTATATCGGCAAAACTAACGACAACCCTATTGAGGGGTAACATTTTTAAACTTTGACTAGTTAAAAAACTAGCCTCATTCTTTTTGTTATTTTTCAAGCATAATCGATTTAGTTCTAGCACATTACCTTTAAACTTATCACCAGCTATGCCGCGTTTAAGCGGGGCGCTTGGTGGTGTACCGTAAGTCACAACACCACAAAGCTCGCTGTTTAAAAAAAGGCCAAAAGCAAAACTAATGCTAGGCCACCGTTGGGCGTAATGAATCCCTAGAATGTACTCCTCGCAGTCCTTTCTCGCGATTTGTCGCACCTTGTAACCTTTCATCTTGTCGCCTTTATAAGTGTTTTCTGCGTGGGTTTTAGTTTGTTATCGTATTCAGTCAAACAGTCAACACAAAGCTTTACGGCTTGGCTGGTTAGACTTATTAGCGGGGCGCTGCAGGTAGGGCAGGTTGTTCTCATTGTTTACCTCTTCTTTAAAGCTTGTATTAATCCGTTTTGACTCGCGTCTTTGTCGTTAATCACTTGTAAAACCCTTTCGTCTATTGTGTCCTCACAAACAAGGTGGACAATACGAACGGGCTTTTTCTGGCCTTGTCTATGTAACCTGGCGTTAAATTGCTGGTAAAGTTCCAGCGACCAATTGAGGCCGAACCAAACGATTAGCGCGCCACCTTTTTGAATATTGAGACCGTGACCAGCGCTCGCAGGGTGCGCCAGTAACAACGGTATTTCGCCAGCATTCCAAGCGTCAATAGTTGATTGCTCTTTGTCTAAAATTTGCGCGTCTGGGAAACGCTTAGCTAGTCGCTCTAAATCGCTTTTGTAATTGTAAGCAATTAAAATATTTTCACCCTCGTTAGCTTCGATAAGATCCGCAAGCGCGTCTAGTTTGACTTTGTGCAACTCCTCATAGTTTTTCAATTCGTCAGTGTATAAGCAGCCGTTGGCGAACTGTAAAAGCTTGTTGGCAAGTACGGCAGCGCTCAACGCTTCGACAGCTTCCGCGTTTTCAAAGTCTATAAACATTTCTTTTTCAAAATCTTGGTATTGCGCTAAAACCTTCTTGGGTAATTGTAGCTTTTCAACTATGTTGATGCGTTCGGGCAACTCTAAATAATCGTCAGCGGTCATGCTTAAACATTTATCACTGATAAGCTTTTCTATTTTCGATTGTGATCCTTCGCGCGGTGTATAGTTATAACCCATATAATCAGACTCGAAAAAACGCTGCTTATACGCAGTCATGGTGCGTCCTAGACGCTCACCAAAGTCGATAAGATGTAACTGGGGCCAAAGGTCTAAAAGTCCGTTGGGGCTTGGTGTACCTGTTAGCAGTAACATGTAATTGGTTAACGGTGCAACCTTCTTTAAAGCTTTAAACCGTTGTGAACTGGCGTTTTTAAAACTGCTCGATTCGTCAATGATTACACAATCAAACGGCCATTTTTTACCGTAAAAATCCACCAACCATTTTATATTTTCACGGTTTATGGTGTAAACGTCTGCGCTAGTTTGCAAGGCCGCTAAGCGGTTACGCTCAGAACCCGTACAAACCGACACTTTTAAATCTTTCAGGTGTCCCCACTGTTCACACTCTTGTTTCCAAACGCTATTTGCCACGCGCAAAGGCGCGATAATTAGAACTTTATCGACAGCAAAAGAATCTATTAGGTCAGTGATAGCGGTCAAGGTGGTGGTGGTTTTTCCCATCCCCATATCCAAAAACAAAGCGCAGCGTTTTTGCTCTTTAAAAAAGTCGATCGCATTCTTTTGATAAACGTGCAAGTTAGTTCGGGAAAGCATTAACGGCCTCCAAACTATCAATTACGCGTACGTCACAACCTAAAGCGCGCCTTCTGCTGTGGTCTCGCTCTTGTCCTGATCTGGCTTTTTCACCAGGTCGTTTACACTCTACAAAAATAACTCTATTCCCTGGTAGCGTTACAAGGTCGTCCGGTACGTTACGCCTAGCAGGGCTAACGAACTTTTCACACATACCGCCCAGTTCTTTTACTCTACGCTTCAAAGCGTTTTCAATATCGCGTTCACGCATAATCAACAAACCCCACTTCTTCCAATAGCTTTACGGCTTTATCGATGTACAACTGTGTATCAACATCGCTTGGGAATTGCTCAGGTAAATCCATAGCGGGGCGACAACCTAAACTTTTGGGAACCTTGTTTGAATTGGTTACGTAGTTAATTGATTCGCCAGCTAAAGTCGGATCGTTACTGTGATAGTAGCGAACAGCTTTACCCAACTCTTGACCCATCCAAACTGCACCCCCGTTGACGCGGCGTAACATGATGAACTTTGTCAGGTCTTTGCAGCTTTCAATAGTTGTGTCGATACAAGTACCTTCAGACAAAAACGCAGCTACAGCCTCATAGATAATCTTGCAATCTGGATTTTTGGCTAATCCACCCTTCGCAAACACACCTTTCCCTTTTGTTTCACCTTCGAGCGTTACAGCCAGATAATTGTTAACATCTCTCGAAGCCAACGCCCTATAGTCTGTTCTTTCTAATTCGTAGCTGGTTTCTAGTTCCCAATTGAAAGCGTGTTCTAAAACTTTGCGCTCTTGCGACTTGTCGCAGAGGATAACAATGCCGTCAGTGTTCGCACTCACAACCCTCGCGCCAGTACCGGAAACCATTTCAATTAACATAAGCAAGGCTAATTGACCTGTGATAGTGGTTTGAATTAGTAACTCGGGCGCATAGAGAAAGCTGTATTTGCTACCTAGTTTTCCAAAACTACCATTGATTGCGATCTTAAGCGTGTTAGCGGTAGCTTTGTCGCCTGCTTTCTTGGCTTTGATACGCCGCTCAACAATAGACTGATACACCTTTAAAAACGGCTTACCTAGCGACTCAGGCGCTAACTGTTGTTGTAGTATTATATTTGGGTAATAGCTCGCAACGTCTAAATCAAATAGATATTGATCTTTTCCAGGCTTAACAAATTGTGATTTCTCACAGCTATGTAAGCCGCCGATACCCATCTTGTAGGAGTTGCCACACAACTCTATGTTTTCTTTTAGCCATGTTGGGAGAACAACAGAACCATTACCGCCCAGCTCGAAAGGCGTTTTTAATATACGCTCAAAAATACCGCGCATAGTTTTATCTTTGAAGGTGATAATATCGGGGTTTCTATATTTAAAAGCGTGCCCGTCTGGTAATTCAGGTTTACGGTATGTTTTACCCGTGATTTTTTTCAATTCGCTTTTGATAACGGTTTCGGCTATTTGCGCGTCCGATTTACTTCGCAGATCTACACCATATTGTTTTGACATGTTCACGCGCAGCTTGATTTGTTTTTCTAGCGCTTGCGCGAGCAGTCGCGTTGTGTACAGGTCATTGTGACAATACAGGCGCATAGGTTCGCGCAGATCTGGCGTTATGCTCGCGTCTGGTTTGATTGGCAGGTCTTGGAGTTTGGGCGCGTTAAGCCTACCGCCGTAAATCTTGAGACTTGAACGGCCTAGTGGCAATTCCATAATGTCGATGTGATCCCAGTTTGATGGGATATTTAGATTTGCGTCACGTGCAATCATCCAAGACGGTTTTTTTGATGTGATAATCGAATCGCTTAGTTTCTTTAGCGCAGTATTATCGAAACCCTCAAGCGCAGCTAAGATGATATAGAGGTCGTAACCAAGACCGTTAAAGCTGATGGTCTGATTGTGTAGCATGATAGAGCTTAAAAGCTCTTTATCGAGAGGTTGACCCTCGAACATTTCAACGTCAATGATTTTACCAGAAGTGCTGAGCGCGGAAAGGAGGAAATAATCTTTGTAGACTTCGCAGTCAATGTATATTTTTCGCATAGGGGTAGCCTATTTATTTTAGAGATAAAAAAACCCCTTTCGGGGCTTGGGATATTATAACTTAAAAACCTTCGTCTTCATCGGTATCATCACCAAAGGCATCGAAAGCGTCAACAGCGATGGCCCCGTCACCGAACGGTTCACCATCTTGGTTGAATTGTACACCGTCCAACTGGCCGTTTACACGCTTACCATACTTGTTGTTTTGCGCCCACAAGCTGATAATTGCATTAACATAGCAGCCGCCATAAACTTTGTTGTCGCCTTCAACGATTGGTGACTTATCACGATCAATAACTAACGGGCGTTTTTTGGTGTTCGCCTTGATAGTCATTTTACCCTCGAACTCTGGGCGCTCTTGTTCGTCACCATCTTTAAGACAAATGCGATCCGCACCAAGCGTGGCGGCTTTCAGATCTTTTTTGTGCGCTGTGATCTGCTTTTGGATTTGCTCGATAACTTCAGCGTGTTCAACTTTATCAAGAATAAAGGTTGCTTCATACTTGCCTGTATCGTCATCCCCAAACATAGATGTTTGGAACAAAGAAGGGAAAGAAAGACGTACGTTTTTTAGTTTGATTTTACTCATTTTAATTCTCACTTTTTAGCGGTTTAGTTTAATTGGATTTCTCCAACGGCGTTAAGTCTACCTTAACCTAATCGAAGTCGTCAACACTTATCGAAATTGATTTTCTTTTGTCTGATTTGGGGGCCAAAGTCGGCTTGCCCTCGGGCTTGACGATTAGACCTTGAATGTCTTTGGCTCGCGCTTTACCTAAAGCCTTTTCAGCTTTAGCGGGTGTTAAAAGTTTTTTCTCGTAAGCTTCTTCAAATAACAAGCCCTCGAGTGCTCTTGTGGCCTCTCCCTCATCGCCCCACTTGCGCAAAGATCTACCCGAAACCAGTTTAAAGCCTGGGAACTCTTCTCCCTTCTGTAGTCGTTCATTGACGAGACCTTCAACAGCGTCAAGCCAAGAGACGATAAGCTTTTTAGACTCTAGCGCTAGCTGCAGTTGCGCGTCTGTTAGCGTATCGGCGTTTGGTGTGTCGAGTTCGTCAAAGCCAGACATGATAACCTTTTCGGTGTAAGACTTTAGCGCGGGGCAAGTCGCCTTGGCTTTACACCACTGGCATTGCTTCTCGCCAGGATTGCGCGGCGCGTCACCCTCTTGTATAACGTGCGCCTGCTCAGCTACCCACGCGCCCCACTTTAAAAGGTCTGGTGTAGATATTTCCCAAACGCTGATATGATCAAGGCGCGGCTGTACGATGTGAATACGTACAGTTTTAAAGCCGTAAATCATACCATATTCGTTATAAGCGCCTAGCGCGTATAACATGCCTTGGCTGTTTTCGTCAGCGTCTACGCGCAGACCTTTACCGTACTTAAGGTCTATAACGTCTAGCGTGTCGTCATTAATGGCGATCACGTCAGATGTACCGAAACCTTCGGGAACCCATTCTGAGAAGTCCACACGCTCCTCGTAGAACTGTTCGCCCCCTACGCCGGTCACATAATCAACATACTGTTGCACATAATCCGCCATTTCTTCTGTGACGGTGTGCGTGCTGGTTTCTATTAGCGGCTTACCGATTAGCGCGTGACAATTCCCGCCGTTTTGCAAGACGATTTCGGCCAATTCGTGGGCCGCTGTACCCTCTTGCGCCGCTGCGCTTGAAGAGTCTTTGAAACCCTTCTCAGCGTCAACGGAACCAAGGCAAGACAACCAACGGTGTGAGCCGCTGGCGCTTAGTTTTGCGTGAGCGGTCATTATAGCGCCCCTATCTTGTCGTTGGCTTTGCCGAGACCGTTCTCGCTAAGGTCTTCTACGATGGTTGCACCTAGATCTTTCAGGATCGTTTTGATTTTTGCCTTATTGTCTTTGTTTTCACGGCTTTTAACGAGACACAAAGAGCGTAACGAGTCTTTTGTGATTTCCGGCGCTCTTTGTTCTAGTTCTAGTTGATTGTCGTCAGTTGCTTGCTCGACTTCTTCGGCTGTAATTTGCACAGGTTCAACTTTCACGGTAGCGACTTGGGTAAAGAACTGCGCAAAGTTATTGTTCAGCTGTTCGATTTGGCTGTTTAGTTTCTTGATTTCTGTTTCTAACATTTTTGTGTTTCCTTTTCGTTTTGTGTTAAGGTGTGCTTACTTTAAATTGTTAATGAGGGCTTTGCAAGTGTACAACAAAATAATTTCACATTTCGGTAGTCATGCGAACCTAGCAAGGGCGCTAGGTGTAACGCGTGTTGCGGTGTCGTTGTGGCGCACAGACGGCATCCCCCCACAAAGGGCTATACAGATCGAAAGATTAACGGGCGGTAAGTTTAAGGCTGTGGATATTGAGGGCGTTACAAATGACGATAAAAAATAAAAAAGGCGTATTCCCTCTAACGAGGGATAAGTCACCAGCGTGTAGGGGTGATTGGGGCGAATATTGCGGGGAAGTTAGCAGCGCCATGTATGGTGTTGCAGTACCTGATGGCTTAGTCGTGTTGGATCTCGACACCTATAAGGGTGTGACGACTGAAGAAGTTGAACAGGCTATAGGGTGTGCGCTCGATTGGGAAGACGCAGAACTACAGCGAACACTTAACGGCGGTATGCACTACGTCTTTAGAGTTGGCGCAGGCGTTTCGCTTAAGAACGGTAAAGACGTGCTGAAGGTTAAAGGTTTCGATACTAGGTCTGCAGGTAAGGGTTATATTGCAACTGGCGAAGGGTATGAAGACCTAGGTTTCGTTGGTGTAGTGGATGCGTTTGAAGAACACGATTTATTCCCTTGGTTACCTTCTGAGGCTGTTGAGCGTTTAAGCGTTGAGACTGTTGAAGATGACGACCTACTAAGCTTGGTTGCTGCGCAACCGCTAGAGCTTGAGGCGGGTGAACTTGAAATGTACATGTCAAAGCTAACCGCACAGAACGCAGATGATGATTGGTTGAATGTTATGTTCGCCCTTTACCATCAAACGCGTGGTAGCGATGATGGTTGGTTGTTGTTTGACAAGTTCAGTCAGCTTTGTCCTGGTAAGTATGACGAACGAAAAAACAGAACTCGTTGG